GATGTTTAAAACAAAAATAGGAAAAACAGGAGGTAATGATAATGACAATGAAAAGTAAGGATTTGGTTGAAAAAGAACTGAAACAAAAATTAGCAGATGCGTTTAAATCCGACAATCCTGACGATATAACACAGGCATTTGCAGACTTTGCAGAGAATGTACAACAAAATGTAATGGAAGAGTACAACCAGTATAAGGAAGCACAGGATTCTAGTATTCTCTCTAAAAGAGGTGTGCACCAGCTGACTTCTGTAGAACAAAAATATTATACAAAGTTGATTGATGCAATGAAGTCCAGCAACCCACGCCAGGCAATAACCGACATTGATGTCGCTTTCCCTGAAACTATAATAGATAATGTTATGCAGGATTTACAAAGTGAGCATCCACTCTTAAGTGCGGTAAACTTTGTGAACACCACAATACTGACTAAGATACTGGTGAACAAGCAAGGTAGCCAGATGGCAAGCTGGGGGCAGTTAAATTCCGCAATAACCGAAGAACTCCAGGGTGCTATTGGGAAGATAGATTTGACCATCTGCAAACTAACCGCATATATGCCGCTTAGTAAAGATATGCTGAATATCGGACCTGCATGGGTTGACGCATATGTAAGGGCAACATTAACCGAGGCACTGGCATTGGCGCTTGAAACTGCCATAGTAGATGGCACAGGCAACAATGAGCCTATAGGTATGGATAGAAGTGTGGCGGATGATGTAACTGTGACTGGCGGAGTATATCCAAAGAAAACCCCTGTACCAATTACAGCTTTTGACCCAGTATCTTATGGAACTTTGTTGGACAAAATTTCCCAAGCTCCAAACGGAAAAAGAAGGCCTGTACCTGGTGTAATTCTAATTGTGAACCCCTCGGACTACTTTACAAAGGTATTCCCAGCTACAACACTTAGGACTACCAACGGTACTTATGCAACCAATGTATTCCCGTTCCCTACGACTGTAATACAATCCCCTGCAACCCCTGTAGGTTCGGCAGTTATGGGACTTGCAAGCAAATACTTTATGGGTATTGGCGGAGGCTCTGCTGGTGGCAAAATAGAATACAGTGACGAATTCCATTTCCTTGACGACGAGAGAGTGTATACTGTCCGTATGTATGGAAATGGCAGAGCCTTAGACGACAATGCATTTCAGCTACTCGACATTAGCGGTGTTGTTCCAGCAGACTTTGAAGTGCAGGTAACTAACGTTGTTAAGACCAAGGAACAGGCATAATTGAGGTGGTTTAAATGGCGGATGCAACCATAACAGAACAATTGTTACCGGAAGTAAAATCTTATCTCCGGATAACCTGGAATGATGAAAATACAGACGCAAATGTAAGAGGTTATATAGTAAGAGGAATGGCACGTTTGCAGGATATTGCAGGTGTGCCTTCTCTGGATTTTACAACAGAAGACCAGCCCAAATCCTTACTCCTTGATTATTGCAGGTATGCAAATTCACAAGCCCTTGAAATGTTTGAGAAGAACTTTGCAAGTGAACTTCTGGACCTGCATCTACAGCACCAATTTGAGGAACCGGAAAAATTGCTAGTTGTTTCTACTGCCGGGACGCTGGCAGGGCATACAAAAATAGCCGTATCCCCGGGACTAGATACTGGCGATACCTATGTGTATAAACTAGGCACAGACCTTGCCATACCAGGCTATTTTGACGTGTGTGACGCTGTAGGCGGCTATTTTGTATGGGATGGACTTTCCAACATTGAGGCAACGGCAGGTAATGACATCCTAGTGGTTGAGCTAAACGAAGAAAACAAGGCAATACGGGCAGGAAAAACTACTGTGGTAGTGGGGTGATAGTATGAAAATCAAAATGCCAACTGAATTCATTTCTTTCTCTGACGGTGTATGTACTATATTCTCCGAAGATGATGATGGAAACAGGGCTGACAAGTACAAGAACCTGGGATTTACAAAAAGAACTCTGGGCTACAAAAGATTTTTTGAAGCCAATTCAAACCAGATGAGCATAGACAAAGTAATACGAATCCCACAGCTGGGGGATATAGATACCTATGACCATGTAGAGCACAATGGCATACAGTATGACATTGTGCTTATCCAGGATATATATAATTCTAACCCCTTATCTACTGACCTTACACTACAAAAGAGGTGATTTAAATGGGAGTTGATGTAGAATTTTCCGGAATGTCCGAACTAATTGAAAAGCTCGAGGCTACAAATGGTAGGTTCAACACGGTGGAAAACCAAGCATTGAAGGCTGGAGCCCAGCCAATACTGGAGGATATGAAAAATACTACAGCATTCAAAGATAGAACTGGCAGGCTCAGGAAAAGCCTAAAAATAAGCGGCATAAAAAGGACGGGCGGGCGTAAGTCTGTATGGGTTGGAGATACAGATGGCAAATGCAATTATAGTTGGTTTGTGGAGTTCGGCCACAGCATTGGACAATCCCGAAAGAATATGTCTGCCAAAGACAAAAGAGCTGGCAAACTAAACAAAGTTACCTATGCCCCAGCAAGACCTTTTGTGGCTCCAGCCCTTGAACGGCACAAAAGGGAAGCTATTGAAATTATTAAAGCCGAATTAAGGCGGGCGATAAAATGAAAACCGATGTAATAGAGGACATTTTAAAGCCTGTTAAGGATAAAGGCATTCCCGTGAAACATATGTTTTACACAGGGCAGAAAGACCCTTATATAACCTACCAGTTCTACAACGAATATGGTGAGGCTTTTAGCGAGAACAGGGAAATAGCAACCATGTACTCCGTACAGATAGATATATTTACACAGGGTGATATAGAAGATTTATACAACCAAATAATGAGCCTTATGACTGCGTCGGGTTGGTACCGAACATATGCCATGGAGCTATATGAACCCGATACCAAACTAAAACATAAAATTATAAGGTTTCAATACGCAGAGGAACATTCGTGAATGGGTGTTCTTTTTTTTATGTAAAAATTTAAGGAGGTAATAAAATGGCAACATTTGGAATAGAAAAGGCATACGTGGCAAAGCAGACCCAGGATGATGCAAGCGGGCTTGTATATACAGTGCCACAATATTACAAGCATGTCCAGGAGTTGAGTAGTAAGCCAAAAGTAAATGACGACCAGGCATATGCGGAGAATAGGCAGATTGACCAGGCCACTACGTTCGCAAACAGTGACATTGCAATAAAAAGATACTATATGTCGGCACAGGAGCAGGCATTTCTTTTGGGGAGTGACCTCTCTGGAGACGGCGGAGTAATATCCAGTGCAGGAGATGAAGCTCCATATATTGCGATATTATATAAGGCACCATTAAGGGGCACAGATGCAGGGGCATATAGATATGGAGTATTCTACAAGATTATGTTCACGCCACCCGATTCGGACATGAAGGGACTTGAGGGAAAACCAGATTTGAGCCAGGTGCCAGAGTTAAGCGGTTCGGCACAAAGTACGGAATGGAGTTATAAAGTGGGCAATAAGGAGAAACATCCATGGGAATACCATATAGATACCACAGATAATTTGGATGATAGCTTTTTCAATGTGGTTCCAGTTCCTACTCTTGCGGCATCAACTGAACTGGCTCTTTCGTCTTCTAATCCTGAAAATAATGCTACAGGCATAGCGACTACTATACACCCGGTATTAATATTTAACAACGTTCTGCTTGAATACAATACTGTGCTTGTAAATATGACTGATGGAAGCATTGTAAACTGCACGGCATCTTTGGACGATAGCAAGAAAGCTGTGACTATAGTGCCAGGTGCATCTTTAGTGGCAGGGAAAGTTTACAATCTTATTCTTGCAAATATAATGGACTTGTACGGAAACAGACTTCCAGTTCAGCCCATTAAGTTTACTGTTGCAACTGCATAATAGGAGGGCTTCAAAGGCTCTCTTATTTATTTTTCACGAAAATAAAAATATACATACTTAGAATTGCTAGGATAAATTAAATTCACAACCAAAAAATTCACAGGAGGATGATTATTTTGGAAGGTAAAGACTTAAAAAACGAGGGCGTTGAAATTATATTAGATAAGAAAAGGTATTTGATTTATGATATGAACGCCTATTGTATATTTGAGGATAAATATGGAAGCGTTACAGACGCATTTAAGGCGTTTGAGACTGGAAGCATACACAAAGTAAGGTGGCTTCTATGGGTTGGGCTACAGCATAATTTTAGGGAGACAGGCGAAAGCCTTACGGAGGAGGATATAGGAAGCTACATTGATACTCCGCAAAAAATGAACGAAGTGCATAGTCTGATTAGCGTGGCATTATTTGGTTCTGCTCCAGAAAGTGACGGCAAACAAAAAACGCCCAGCAAAAGCGGAGGACAAAAAACTTCCGTGGG